GATGGAAATTGAAAAGCAAATCATGTCTGGCTTGTCAATGCTTGGATTTAGTCCGGCTGATCGTACAAGGCTTGGGCTGGTATCGGCCAAGACCAAAACTAAACTTGAGGAACTATTGGCTAAGAAGGCTGCTAAGAGTGTCTAGTTGGCCACCGGCTTGGCTGACCCCTGTAGATCCTGCGGCCATTGCTAGAGGCGATGGTGATGATGCTGCTGAGTTCGCCGAGGCCTTTGGCTCGATTGGTAAAGATGGTATTGCTGGTAAAACAGGTAATGCACTTGTCTTGCGAGATTGGCAAAGGCAATTACTAAATCACTTGTACGCGAGAGATGAATCAGGCGGCTACACCGCCCAGACTGCCCTAATTGGTATGCCCCGCAAGAATGGTAAGTCGGCCTTGTCATCGGCTGCTATCGCTCTCTACTCGGCATTTGCTGAAGGTGTGAACGGTGGTGAAGTAATCGTTGCTGCTGCTGAGAAAGAGCAGGCTCGTATTGTTTTTGGCGAGGCTAGGCGAATGGTTGAAACCACCGAACTAAGCGAAGTTTGCCAAGTGTATAAAGACTCAATTTTTATACCATCCACACACACGGTTCTAAAAGTTGTATCAGCAGAGGCTTACTCCAAAGAAGGTGCTTCACCGCATAAATTACTACTAGACGAATTGCACGCGCACCGCGATAGAAAACTATTTGATGTCTACTCGCTGGCTATGGGTAACCGTGGCAAGATCGCGCAACTTGTAGCGATCACAACCGCCGGGGTAAAGACAGACATTACAGGACAGGACTCCATTGCTTACTCGCTTTATCAATATGGTCAAAAGGTGGCCAATCAAGAGTTGGTCGATCCTAGTTTCTTTATGGCTTGGTGGGAAGCGCCTGCTGAGGCCGATCACCGACTTGCTGAAACTTGGCGAATGGCTAATCCTGCTTTTGATGACCTTGTCGCTGAGTCTGACTTTGCTTCTGCTGTTCGTAGAACTCCTGAGGCTGAGTTCCGCACTAAGCGACTGAATCAGTGGGTAAGCACTAAGTTGGCTTGGCTGCCGGCCGGTGCTTGGGATGGATTAGAAGAGGCTTACGATCTACAGCCTAATGATGAGTATGTACTTGGCTTTGATGGATCTTGGAAGAATGACTCTACTGCCTTAGTCGCGGTTGTCTTACCTAAACAGGATGACGATCCTTATCGCGTAGTTCATGTCAAGTCTTGGGAAAAAGACTTTACTCTTGATGATGACTCTTGGCGCGTAGACAAGCATGAGGTATCTACTTACTTGCTAGACTTTTATAGCCAATTCCCAAGGATGCGCGAACTAGTTTGTGACCCTTCTTATTGGGAAGATGAGTTATGGGACTGGAACGCAGCAGGCTTGCCAGTTGTGGCCTATCGTAACTCCACTGATCGCACTATCCCAGCAACCGCGAAACTCTTTGATGCCATTATGAGCAAGAGCCTGAGGCATGACGGCTCAGCAGCCTTGGCCAGACATATTGATAACTGCATACTCAAGATTGATAACAGGGGTGCGAGGATTACAAAAGACTTTAGACAACCCAAACTTAAGGTAGATAATGCTATAGCCTTGATGATGGCGTATGACCGCGCGAGCGGTAGAATAGAAGAACAGGTCGTTCCGCAATTTTTCGCATAATAGGTAGGGTTCATGGCTGGATTTTTTGACAGGTTCCGCAAAGAAGATCGCGCTATCTCTTTCCAAACCGTATGGGGTGCAGGCTCGGACCTTGAAACCCTAAACCCATCGGGTGTAAACATCAACTCAAAAACAGCCTTTGAGGTTGTAGCGTTTTGGTCGGCAGTTAGTCTTATCAGCGACACCATTGCAACCCTGCCAGTAGATTCTTACATCAGACAAGATGGAAACCGTAGACCTTATCGCCCGCGCCCAGCATGGGTAGATCAGCCTGATGTAGACATGACTCGGCAGGCTCACTATCAGCAAGTCTTAGTAAGCCTTCTAGTTTCTGGTAACTCATACACTCGCATCTTCCGCAATGCCTCGGGTGATGTTGTAAACCTTGTCGCACTAGATCCAGACACTGTAACCGTTCGCCGCTCAGCGATTGGCCGCAAGATCTTCCTGATCGAGAACGAAGCCGAGGCGCTGACAAGCGATGACATTATCCATATCACCGATCTAATAACTCCCGGATCATTAGTTGGATTGTCAAGAGTCGAGCGACTAAAAGAGGCAATCGGCCTATCAAGTGCAATGCAATCTTTTGCATCACGCTTCTTTGGTATGGGTGCAACAACTCAGGGCATCATCGAGTATCCGGGCAACCTAACACCGGATCAGGCTAAGCAACTAAGAGATGGTTTTGATTCTGCTCACCGAGGCTTTAGGCGCGCGCACAAGACCGGAGTTTTATCCGGTGGTGCAAGTTACAAGCAAACTACAGTTCCAAACGATGCAGCGCAGTTCCTAGAGTCACGCAGATTCTCAGTTGAAGAAATTGCAAGAGCGTTCAACATTCCTCTAAGCATGATGGGCGTGCCGGGCGCGCAAAGTTACGCGAGTACCGAACAGAACGCGATCTCCTTTGTTGTCCACTGTTTACGGCCATACATCGAGAAGTTGGAGTGGGCTTACTCACGCTTGCTACCAGTCGAGGCTTTTCTAAAGTTCAATGTTGATGGTCTATTGCGCGGTGACTTTAGCACTCGCATCAGCGCTTACTCAGTTGGCTTGCAGGCTGGCTTTATGTCCGTCAATGATGTTCGCAGACTTGAGGATCTAAGTCCAACAGAAGGCGGCGATCAATACCGCGTGCCTCTAGCCAACATTGCACTTACAGACACAGGCCTAGTTGCTGAGAACGAAAAGACCAACATGGTCAAGGCGCTTATACAGGTTGGCTTTGATCCAGAAGAAACCCTAAAGGCATTTGGCCTACCAGCGATCCCGCACACTGGAGTTCCAAGCACTCAGTTGCAGGCAGTAAACACTATTGATCCAGAAAATCCAGCAGAAGTGTATGGTGTGTAAATGATAAATCCCGGAACCTATAACATTACTTGCCCACAAGGTGCAACATTTGATCGCACTCTTACAATCACCGTTGGAACCGCAAGAATGGATCTAACAGGTTACACCGCAGCAATGCAGGTTCGTGAAGCCGCAGGTGCAGCAACCGCACTTATTAGCCTAACGAATGGCGCTGGTATTACACTTGGCGGAACTGCTGGCACTATCGGTCTGCTTGTAAGCGCTACTGCATCAGCAGGAGTCGCAGCAGGCTCTTACTCTTACGATCTCGAACTAAACTCAGGTGGCACGATTACTCGCTTGCTAGAGGGTTCTTTCAATGTAACAGGTAATGTAACTCGATGAGTGATGTTGTAGTTTCAGTAATTGAGTCAAGCACATCAGTTGTAGTTACTGATACTGATGTTGCTGTATCCGTAATTGAAACTCCAACCGTGATCACAACTGCAACAAGTGGGCCGCAAGGTATCCAAGGTGTTGCAGGTCCGAGCAACTCATTGGCCGTTGGCACCGTAACTAAATCAAGTGACGATACTGCAACTGTAACTATTACTGGAAGCGCACCAACTCAAACCATAAACTTTACTTTGCCCCGCGGATTGCAAGGAATTCAAGGTGCTAAGGGTGATACCGGATCTACTGGTGCAACTGGTGCAACAGGTGCAACCGGACCTCAAGGAGCCACTGGAAACACTGGAGCCAAGGGTGATAAAGGCGATACTGGATCACAAGGCTCTCAAGGCGAAACTGGACCAGTTGGAGCGACTGGAGCCACTGGTATTGAGTGGCGCGGTACTTGGAATGTAAATATAGATTATGTAGACAATGATGCGGTTTATTACAACAACTCATCTTGGTTTGCTTCAGGAAATCCAACACAAGGTGAAGCCCCGGCCCTAGATGCAACAAATTGGTTTCCTCTAGCGATTCAGGGAGCAACTGGATCCCAAGGTATCCAAGGTATACAAGGCATTCAAGGTATTGAAGGCCAACGCGGTGAGCAAGGTGTTAAGGGTGACACTGGTGCGACTGGATCTACTGGAGCCACCGGAGCCACTGGATCTACTGGAGCCACCGGCCCTAAAGGCGATAAAGGGGATACTGGAGATCAAGGTATCCAAGGCATTCAAGGAATTCAAGGTGACACTGGAGCAACTGGACCAACAGGATCTACAGGTCCAACCGGACCTCAGGGCGCTACAGGACCTCAAGGCGCGACTGGCGCGACTGGCGCTACAGGCGCAACCGGCGCTGGAGTAATTGTAGGTGGAAGTGCTGGGCAAGTTCTTGCAAAAGTAAATGGCACCGATTACAACACTGAATGGGCAACCCTTCAGCCAATAACAATCAATGGAACTGCTGTATCTCTTGGCGGAACTGTAACAGTGTTAGCGCGCTTAGGATAAAAAATGACTGTACAAACATTTGCCTACAACTTGGCAGCGAATGTTCGCACTCTTGTAGTTGGTGCAAGCGTAGGTGTCCAGCACATTTGCATTCACAATCACGAACACAACCAGAATCACGAAATCTATGTTGGTGGGCCAGATGTGACTTTGGCTAATGGAATGCACGCTGTCGCAACCGAAACAGGAGTTTTACAATTACTACCGGGTGATGAACTTTACGCAATAGCAAATCAAGCAAGCAACCTAAGAATTTTGGTGGTCAAATAATGCCTTATTTTATTACTGAGTCAAATCCTGAATGTCCTAACTGGGCAGTCATCAAGGAAGATGGCGAACTAATTGCTTGTCACGATTCTAAAGAGTCTGCCATTGATCAGGCCGTTGCTATCTCTATTGCAGAAGATGAGTCATTTGAAGGTGAGCGCGCAGCCATTGATTCTCTGACAATCGGTGATTATGTATCTTGGGATGTTCTAAATCCGACTATCTTGGCTCAGGTTGTTGCTGTCGAAGGTGACATGGCTGTTATCCAGTTATTTGAGTATGAAGATGGAATCTTTGAGATCTCAGACAAACTAATGATTATCAATGTTTTCAAAATCCACAAGGTTACTAAGCCTGAAATGATTGCGGTGGAACTTGAAGAAACCCCAGACTCAGAAGATGAGGCAGAGGGTAATCTCCCAGACAATTACCGCCCGGCACTTTCTGAGGATGTACCAGAAGGCCGCGCCTGCGGTAATTGCTTCTTTTACGATGAGTCAAGAATCAATGCAGAAGGCGATAAGGCTTGGTGTGAGCGGTGGGATGCTTTTGTGGATGGTGCTAATTACTGCAACGCTTGGCAGGGCGCTGATGAAGAACGCGCTATCAATCAAGATGCACCTGCGTACATGAGAGCAGCCGCGCGCAGAGGTCTAGAGTATTACGCTGAAGGTCTTGGTGGCGATGGCCTAGTGGATGCAACTATCCGCGATGC